AATTCTCTGAATCATTTTGATAACCAAGTTCCGGAATATAGATACCGTGATTGGCTCTTACCAAAAAGGTGCCATCCTTCGCTTCGATCTTCTTTACTTGATGGATGTACTTTCTAGGATTGTCTTTATCAGCATCGTCCTTTCTTATGTTAAATCCACCTTCAATGATATAGCATTCTTTTTGATTGAATACTACAGTTGCACCAGCTAGTTCTCTATCGACAATCAATTCAACAGCATCAATTGGATTCTTTTCTAACAATGCGTCTCTGATTGTTTTGCCATCTGGCGACATATATCCATCAGGCCGATTGCCTCTTAATTTCCTTGGATTAATCTTATCACCTTCTTTTTCATCATCCTTTACAGATAACGCAGAAGATAAGATACATAAACCATATTCGTTTAGACCTTCAGTGTATCGTGTAAGTTCGTCGTCAATGTACAAACGCTGCGTTCTTCTGCGATTAGACTGTATGATATTGATTGTCGGTAAGTAGTTTCTGTCTCGGTTTTTAGCACCTACCCAGCCTATATCATCGAAGTATTTGATAGCAATGACACACATACATTTATTAAATTAATATGTATTTATACTTTCTTAACGTTTCCAATGGAATATTTTGGTTGTAAATCCCATTGTGCTTTGTCTTTATGTGAAATAATTTTAATCAGTCGAAGATCTGTTTGTGGTTGAGCGGCCACCTCGTTTACGATGTTAAGAAGTCCCCAATCCGAGAGAAGTGTTGTGATCGTGTTTCGTCGTTCGATGTCGTTCTCGGTGAGACTTGCGTTCTTTCCATCCAAAAGAAAAAGTTCCTTGAAATGTACGATGAAATATCTTCCCTGTTTATGAAGAATATGGCAGCTCTGAAAAAGAGTGTTAGGTAACTTCTTGGAAGAAACTCCAATCCGAGTAAGAGTTTCCTTTATCTTCAGAAAATCATCAGGTTCGTTCAGAGTCACTTCCAACATATCTGTTGGTGTCCAATCATCTATAAAATTATTCATAGAGATATTTATAATATACTCACCTTTGAAAGCCTCCGGTATCCATTGATTTACGTAATTTGACTAGTTCTTCGTCAGAAAAAAGAGGATAAACCGCTTCTGCCTTAGAACGTGAGTAATTATACTTACGTTGAATCAACTTTACATCATCTTCGGCACTTCTCTTCTTTGCCCACTTGGAGAATCGCTTTCTTGGATTGACTGCATTACGGAGAAAGTCATACTGCATACGATGCGGAAGATGCGACAAGCGATTCATCTCATTTGCAAAGAGAACTGTATCGGAGAAATAGGAGAAACCACGATTGATGATAAACGGAACATAGCTCTTATCCGGTGAAGAAGGATCGTTTGGATCAGTAGACGAATCCGCCTTACAATCTTTAAGAAGATTCTTACCACGACGACCTTCGTTGATCGAATTGATGAAAGTAAATGGTGTTAGTTTCACTTCCATTGTGAAGACGCCATGATTTCGGTAAGACACGCAACCGTATTGATCTCTTGGTCTGCAACAAACGCGGCACGATACTGATACTCCCCAAGAGTCATAATGACACTTGGAATCGATTGTGGTTGTGCAAACTCGTAAAGAGTATCATAGATCTTTCGAAACACAACCGAAGAGTCCACATCGCTGTTGTTTGTGACCCAACTACGCATCTTTTTGAAGTCCTTTGTCTTCAGATAACTTACGAGTTCGGCGACATTTTGATCAGACATTCCAATTAGAACATCGGCGGTGAGCTCACCAGAAGAACTGTAACGTTGACACTCATTAAGAACTCTTCGCCAATCCGGAGCGAAACGCATAATCAAATCGACAAGAATCTTATTATTGAACTTGACGTTTTCGGCATCAAGGATCAACTGCAATCTTTTCATAAAACCTGCTGATAGTTCGGCAAGTTGTTTCTTATTTGTGTTGAACTCCACAACCGTACACCGAGAATGAAGAGGTTCGATAATACGATTCTTAAAGTTACACGTAAGAATGAATCGACAATTGTTACTGAACTCCTCGATGAAACCACGAAGAGCGGGTTGCGTTGACTGAGCATTGAGATAATCCGCCTCGTCAAGAATCACAACCTTATAGTCATTACCCATCAATGATACCGAAGAAGCGAATTGTCGAATCTTCGAACGAAGAACATCAATACCAGATTCCTCGGAAGAGTTGATAAGAAGATACTCGAGGTTCAACTCATTACAAAGAGCTCGAGCGACTGTAGTTTTACCAAGACCGGCAGTACCGGTCAGAAGCATATTATGCATTTTACCCGAGTCAACGATCTTTTGAAAGACTCGCTTGTGAGAATCGGGAAGGATGCATTCCTTGATTGTTTTTGGTCTGTATTTTTCAACCCAGAGAAATTCATTTTTCATAATATAGTTATAACACAATTAGTGTTGAATGTAAAGGAAATAAATTTATCCAATTAAATGTTTAATTATTCCTCCGGTAAGAATAACACTTATGACACCATTCAAAAGAATGATTGCCCTATCATTCCATTTCAATCCTACATAAAGCCATCCGAACAATCCAACGATACTAAACAACATATCATAGAGATGAAGAGATGGACCGGCGGCACGTAAAGATGTAGCAATCAAAATACATACACACGATGCCCATTTTACGTACCACGTAGTATCTTTATAAGGAGTGACTTTTTTTACTATTTGTTCTTCCATTACCAAAACAATTTCTTAAAGATCGAAGGTTTTTCTGTCGGAAAGAAAACTTCCACTGGCCAAAGATCTTCGGTGTTGTTCATCGCTCGTTTCTTCGCAGTCTTTAACTGAGATTCAGTGAAGAGGAATCGTGTTCCATCCTCCAGAGTCACCTGTTGATAACTCGCATTGCTCGACGTTTTCGCGTCTTTATTTGTTACTTCAATGATATGTGCTTTCATAATTTAATTCAGTTAGAAATTGGCTGGAAAGGTAGGAGTCGAACCTACACTCGAAGGATTAACAGTCCTCTGCTTTACCGATTAAGCTACTTTCCAGTGGAGCCACCTCTCGGACTCGAACCGAGAACCTATTGAGTACAAATCAATTGCTCGACCAATTGAGCTAAGGTGGCAAAGAGGGAGATTATTCTCCCTCAGTATTTTCGACGGCAGGTTCTTCAGTTGGTGCCTCTTCGGCAGCCGCTGCTTCACCTTCTCCATCTTGCTTTGGAGCGTAAAAAGATAAGAATGCCTCAACCTTATCACGGACATTACCAACGGAACTTAGTTCCTTACCTTCGAACGCTCCTCGACGAGATGCCACATCGATAATTCGGATGATAGCCGAAAAATCATTTAGTGTAATCTCGGGGTTGTTTTCAGTTTGTTCACTCATAGTTTTATTTTTCTTTTTTGGTGGTCTATTTGGCATAAGTAGAGTTCTTCTCCAAAGCGATCCAATACTTAACTTTGTTATTTATACCTTCCCATTGAGAGATCAATTTAGAAGAGATTGACAAACGATAGTCGTCGGGCAACATCTTCAGGTTCTCAATCAGAAATTGAAAATCAAATTCAGTTTTATCTTCGGTTTCGGCAACCTCAATTGCGTAAACATTTGCGGACGGATTCGATGGATCCAAGACTTTAGCGTTAATAACACCGGTGCCATCATTGGAGATGGACACCACAGGACACCTGAGGACGCTACCTGCCTTACGGATATTGTTTATGGTGTCTAAAGTCAAAGTGATTTCTACATCACTTGAGGGCATGTTTACCTCACGTTCGGGATGTGAGAGAATGCTAGGATCCGAGAATCGATAGATCAAATTGGATTTACCCGAAGTGATCGTTACCGATTCGGTATTGAACTCAAGTTCGGGATCTTCGATCAAAGAATAAGCGCCAAGGAACTCATTCAAATCATAGATACCGAAAGATTGATTAAACGTTTCACTTACTTCAGCTGAAGACATGATGTTCTTCTTTTCTGAAATGGTTGAAATGTGATTACCTTCTTTGACTACAAGATTCCCATTGATTGATGAGAAATTCTTGAGAAGACCTAATGTTTCATTGGATAGTTTCATTTTATTACTATATATTGTTTTCGATAGATTGTAAATAATAAAATTCAAGTAAATACATTATGCAACAAATAGCATGAGCATAATGGTGTTTTCCACTTTCGAGATCATGTGTTTCGCCTCGCATGACTGCCCAAAGGTGTCTTTGAGCAGCTGCGAAGTATCGATCTTCAAGGTTGTCGAGTTTCTTCCAATTGTGACGATCATACTTTTCCGCTCCAAAGGTAAGAACCTTTACCACATCTTCCAAAGCATACGCCGGAAGTAGAGAGTAATCCGGTTTTTCTTTATCGTATTTGACTCCTTCTTTCACTTTTTCTTGATAGGTTTTCAATTGTTCTTCGTAAAGAGTATCATCCTCTAACTCTCTACGAGATGCCGCGTATTTTAATTCTGTTTCCATTAGAAGGGAGAATGAAGGGCTCCTTTCTCGTTAGTTTCAACCAAATCTTCCATGGTATCAGTTGAGGCACTGACTATCTCACCATTTTCATCAAGAGTCGATTCATCGATCTTGGTGTAGAGATCAAGGAATGCTTCCCGAGTTTCCTCTTCGAATCGACTGATGCACATCTTAATCGCCGTCATTCGATCATTAAAGACCGAGTGTGCCTTAATGATGTGACATAATCTACGGGTTGACACCACATCGTCGATACCTTCGGCATCAAATGTTTTTCGAATAACGTTTGACCAGGCAACCAACTTATCAATGAATTCTAAATCTTTGACCTCGTACTTATAAGCATGAGCTGAAAGAATCTTTTTCTCAACCGAAGTGTTGGGGAAATTTTGATCAACTACCGCAATGAATCTTTCGAGGAAGGCATCGTCGAGAATCGACGCCGCGGTATATCTACCCTCATCAGACCCTCGACCTTTGGTGTTTGCAGTAGAGATAACATTAAACCCTTCGGCTGGAGTGATGACCTCACCTGTCTTTTTCAGAAGAATGGGATTACCTTCCAAAACTCCCTGAAGACACATGATCTTATTCGTGGCCCGATCGATTTCATCGATAAGAAGGATACAACCGCGTTCCATTGCCTTGACAACCGGTCCTTTTTGAAAAACCGTTTCACCATTGATCAAACGAAAACCACCGATCAAATCATCCTCATCGGTTTCAGGACTAATTTGAACTCGAACATATTCTCGTTTGAGAAGAGCGCATGTTTGTTCGACCATCATGGTCTTACCATTGCCGGACATACCGGTGATGTATGTAGGAAAGAAAAGGCGAGATTCAATGATCTTCTTAATCTTGGAGAACTCACCCCATCTGATGTAGGTATCATCCTTCGCTGGAATAAATACCTCGCTATCGGTGACTGAAGTGACACCATGAAGAGCGACGCGCGGTGATTCTTCTTTCTTTTTGATAGGCATTTCAATTTGTGCTTTTGGGATTGAGAAGGTATATTCACCACGGCCAACCTTCGAGAGAGTGTTAATCATCGAAAACGTGATTCGATCTTCATAACCGAGATCACGGGCTTTCGCCAAGATGTCCTTGCGTTTCCACACGGTGTCGGAAGAGGTTTCGTCGACGAAGTATGATTTGAGTTCATTTGTTTTGATCATAATATAGTAAGGATTTTATAGTTATACTCTACACTATCTGGAGAAAAAGTAAATACCAAATATTGTAAAAAAGATGTAAAAATCAAGCGATGATTTCCGCAAACTTGGTGAGAATCACTCGCGATTGACGATTTGACTTATTCATCTTTGTAAATTGACGTGCCAATTTACTTTGTGCTGAGGTTGAATCCGATATTGACTCTTGCGATTCAAACTCAAGATCATCATTTTTGATTTCAACATCGGTTGGAAGAATCATGAGAGAATCATAAGCTCCACACTCAGGCAATTCGAGGAATTTGGTTTTTGACCATTTCTTTTGTAGAGTTCCAACATTTTTTTCGGCTAAGCATATCTTTCTCTTGGCACCAAGCATACTATTGGGAAGAAACATACCAATCACCGTAGCCTTTTTTCGAAGGAGCTTAAGAAGTTCTTCTTGTTGTTGATCACGCATAGTGTATTGCGCATTTAGCGAAACACCATTACCTTCGCCTTTAGCCATGCATGTTTTTTTCTTGAAACTAAGTTTTTTTCCCTCGAAGGTTGTCATACCATTTGTTGCACACTTAGTGGCCAATTGCTCCGAGTCACCATCGGTGAGCATAATCACATTGAGCTTTTCAACTCGATGCTTCTTTTGAAAATCATTACAATGGTGATTTGCTGCTGCGATAAGAGCGTTAAGAGGAGTTCCTCCTAAAGATTCCTTACGACCAAAGATGGAGTCCATTTGCCAAGAGAATCCGTCCCTTTTTAAGTATCGATACTGCATGAACATTTGATCAAACGCCAATTCATACTCACCCTTTGACATGTCGGATGAGAAAAGATGATTCAATCTAATATTATTCAGAATAATTTCATTATCAGCCTGATCAAATTTATTAACAGCACCCCACGTGTTTGTGGTATACGAATAAACTTCGAAAGGAATTGACATTTTCTTACAAAAGTAAACCAGATTCAAAGTTTGATCGATTACATCTTTAAGAACATGCGCCATAGAGCCGGAATAATCAATGTAGAAGATCATACCATGATTCTTCGAATTAGCCAATCGTGTTACGCTATTGAAGATCTGATCGTCAAACTTATACTTATGAAGTTTAGTTACGTCAATTGTTCCGGACCGAGCTTCTTGAGCACGACTATATTGATATGCTGCTTTTCGTCTTTCAAATTCGCGGATAAGAACACCAACCTTTTTCTTTACGTCTTTTTTGTAGGCCAACGCCTCTGAAATAAACTCCGGATCATAGCGTAAACTCGCATAAGGGGTGTATACGTTGCGATCTTCAAGTATTTCCTGATAGGGAGTCACCATTTGATCAACCGAAGATTTGAGAGGCATCATCATTGGAACATTATCTCTGTTAAATCGACTGTAGCCCCAATCATTTCCTGTATCTCGTTTACTAATATTGTTATTAAATTCTTCGAGAGTTTCCGATGTCTCATCAGCGCCTTGATTCGAATCGGCGCGAGATGTTTCTTCTTCGGTTTCTTCAGCATCCGGATCAAAGGATGAAATTTCATTTTCTCCATCTTCTTCTTCACCATTTTCATTCGAAGGATTTTGAGGGAAAGTGATATCCTCATCATCCTCGTTAGACTCTATTTCTTGCTGAGGATTTTCGGGTTTTTTGATCAACTCGCGAAATTCGTCATAAAGATCAAGAACGTCTTGAGTCGTTTCTGCGACGTAGCATCGATTGTAGAATTCAAGTTCCTCATCATTGAGAGGTACTTGAACATGGGTACCAACCTTGGCATAAAGATTTAATCGATCAACAAAGTTGAGCTTGGTAAGATCTCTACCATCAACATTGAAGATGCCATTTTCTACTAGAATCTTGTATGCGGCATGAAAGATTTTTGGCAATCCGGGATACTTGGCTTGAACTTTTCGTTCAATACGAATATCATCGATCACATTAAGAGGATCGGGTACTGAAGAGAAGCCGTTATCTTCTAGATACTTGATGAAAAGATCTTGATCATCTTCTAGAGCGTGACCAACCTCGTGGGCGATCAACATATCGTAAACAACCTTACCATGATCCTTCCACAGAGGAAGAGTCATGACACGATTACGAAGATCAAAGGAGGCGGTTTTAACGTTTCGGTGTGTCACCGTGATGTTTTCGCGAGAAAGCAATCGGGCCACATTTGATTGGAGCTGATAGTCTAAGAGCTTCATTATGGTTATACTCTAAACTATCTCGTAAAAAAGTAAATACCAAATATTGTAAAAAAAATGTTAATTTTTTATGGTCGAAAAGTTATTCGCCTTCACAAATTCAATCTTTGCAGGGAATTTTCCATCCAAAAGATCCTGCTTGTGGCTGATTATGAACACGTTAGAGTCCTCTCGCAGCGTGTACAGTATCTTAATTAGATTATCCACACCATCCGCATCCAAACTTGAGTCAAAGGTTTCATCCAAAATGAGTAGATTCGTATTGGCGGAATTCTTCATTCGAGCGATTTGACGCCATGTGAAGAGAAGAGCCAAATCAATCCGCTGTTTCTCACCCTCCGAAAAGGAAGGATAGGTAAACTCATCACGGTGGCGTGACTTAATCGTTTCGTTAAAGCTCTCATCGATATTGAAGAGAACAAAGAAATCCAATATGTTGAGGTATTGATTAATTAGCTTATTCATCACCGGAAGATACTCTCGAATGATCTTCGTCTTAATTCCGGAATCCTTTAATAGCTCATTTACGGCATCATAGTACGATCTTTTCTCGAGCTGCGCTGATTTATGATTCAGCATATCGCCATAGTCATTTT